CTTTAGACATAGCTGCTAAATCTAGTCTTCCTTTTTTTGGTCCTCTTTTGAACTTGATGTGGTTAGTTCTGTTCTTAATGTAACGTTGCCATTGCGATAATTTACGTCTAGTCTTCTTAGCCGTTTCTTTAACTTCAACAACGGTTTCAGCAACAGAAGCAGTAGCGCGCTCAGCATCGCCAAGTAATGCTCTAAGTTCATTTAGAGTCCCCTCAATCTTAACCAAGGTATCAACCTCAGTTATCGCTTGCAGTCGATTGTATTGCAATTGCCATCCAGTCTTTTGTGCCTAGTTTGACAATTCTGCACTTGATTCTAGCAGTAATAAACAAATTAGCTCCAGCGTTAACAGTTGCTCCAGAAGGACCGCCTACTAAGTAAAGGGAATCATTGACAACCATAAATGCTTCAGACAAAGCAGCAGGGCCAAAATTATCTGGATATAGATCCACTTCATGAGATACAATGTTATTTGGTTGATCAATGTTTAGAGAAGCTGATGCGATTAATGATTGGTTATCTGCCCTAATTAATCTGCTACCAGGGTTAAGGTCGCTTAATTGGGCTTGCAATGCTCCAGAGGTTTGTAAGAAAGAAGATGCTTCTTGAGCGAAATCAGTGCCAAGTTGGTAAACAAAGTCTACAGATTCGATTGCAACCGCTTGACCAGTTGCAACGTTAACATATGCTCCAAGGTCAATTGTGCCTTGGGTCATAGTTGCGGTCACTGTTCCAGCAGGTACAGTTATAGTTTCAGTTAGGTAAAAGGATCCGGTTTTTGCGGTTGCCATGCTTACTTGTGGCTGCCGACCGCCTATAAACATCACTTCTATCTTCTAATCGGTGACTGGACGCGGCTCGTACTTATTTACCACCTCTTCCCCACCACCACCCGTTCCTAACTAGCCATACTATTTTACCTTGTAAGTCAAATTTTTACACTGTATATATATATAATACAACTAATTAGTTAAGGATATGGGAAGAGACGGATCCTCACAAAGAGCATTATACATCCGACGCAAAGGCGAGTGGATAAGAATCGGCACACTGACAGCAAGTAAAAAGGTAATATTTGATAAAAGTGTAGACACAATCCTGGAAGAAGTATTTGAGGAGTGGAACAAATGAAGCGTCATAAGATGGTCAATCTATGTCCAACCACGTTTGAGATCGCTTCAAAGATGCCTAACTTTAGTAAATGGGTTAGACAAGCTCTCCTGGAGACAGATGAAAGAAATTCATTTGTACAACGATATCAAATGTGGTGTCCAAAACATCCAGAGTATCTAATCTTTAGAACAACTGTACCAATGTATGAACCCTATTGTGCTATTGAAGATGAGAAAGGACGTTGTTGTAATATGGAATTGACTGGCAAGTGGGTTCAGGCATGATGTGGGTGAAAGAATGATCGGCAAGTGTTTTTACTGTGAAGAAAACAGCGACGAAGAATGCTTTTATTGCCAAGAGGTGGAAGATTGAGCGCGTTTGGTATGCAGGTGGGTTGTGATATTTGTTACGTTGATCTAAATAATTCTTGACGTACGTAAAGCAGACCTTTCATAAGCTGCTATTTCTGGTGTACGTTCAAATCCAGCTACTGGACCAGAACCAAAAGTTCCTGATGCCCCAGCTTTGCCAACTTCATAACCAAACTTTCCGCCAACATAAATTGGTTTTGCAATGTCTGGTAAGAATCTAAAGATAATACCAAACTTACCAATACTAGGTTGATATTTTTTAGGATCCTGTAAAAATTTATACGTTTCTTTTGCTGCTTCTTTTAATTCAGAATTAGATGATGGCTTAGATTTATCTACCCGTACTAGATCATTAGAAGCTTGTAATTGACTAGGTTCTTCTTCCATTGCTAAAAAAGCTAAAGATTCTTGCCTTACTTCCTCTAAAGGCATGTCAATCAAACCTGATTAGCAAGTTCGTATGATCTCTTAAGCCTCATCATGTATTCAAGCTGTGGCTCTTCTACAGTAAAGGCATCTAGTATAACTCTCATAGCAGGCATTTGTAGCGTTCTTGGTCCTTCAGATAAAGAAACAGGGTTTGGAAGGTTGATAACTCTGTAGCAATATAGACAATCGGCAGCAGTAGGTTCTAAGCTAGAAAAAATGTTATCGACCACTGTAACTAATGTTGATGCTCCTGTGCTAGTAAAAGCACCAGAACCAACAATAGAATTTGCGTAATGAACTTTATATGAACCATGAATAATATGTTCTCGATTGAAATTGCCCCATTCTAGACCAGGATTAGGGAAATTTGTAAAGCCAGGACTACCAACAAGAGTTGCAGTTAATTGTGCATCATTCATAGGTACAGAACTAATTATAACAGTTTCAAGAATATAATCAACATTTGGGTTGTAAGTATACCATTGAAAGAAATCAGTTCCGGCTTTTTGTTCAAAAGAACGACGAAATCCTACTGTTAGATCTGATTGTACGTAACCGCTTAAATCTATTTTAGATTCTTGTACATAAACTCTGTTTGTAATTGCCCTGGTATCTGTTGAATAAGTGTCTATGTATTGCGCAGAACCACCTAAAGGCAATTCAACTTCTTTTAGTAACCAAGGAAATTCTACAGTTAATTGTCTATCCATTACTTCTTCACCTCTTTCTTCTTTTTTGGTTTTGGTTTTGATTTATCTGAAGGTTTTTCAACAATCTCTAATATGCGTTCTAGTGGACTCATTTCTTAGACCTCTTGAATGCTTTAGACATAGCTGCTAAATCTAGTCTTCCTTTTTTTGGTCCTCTTTTGAACTTGATGTGGTTAGTTCTGTTCTTAATGTAACGTTGCCATTGCGAT